AGTAGATTTAACAGCACAACCCGAAGAAGTTAAAGCAACAATTGATGCTAGTATAAAAGAACAAATTAGTCATAAAGATATAGGGCAAGTGGGGGTAAGATTTTTACAATTCTGTGGCCGGTATGAGCTGAATAAATGTAGTGAATCAGCAGAATTATTTAGTAGCTGGTTAAATGAAACATATAAGGGCGTACTAAATGGCTAAAGATATATTTTGGATTACAGTAACCTTTGGTATTTTGATAGCTGTGTTGGCTTTGGCTTTTTGGCCATCAGATAAAAATCATGTTACATTAAAATATGATTGCCGTATGTTAATGGGCGGTTGGCATCCTGATTTCCCAGCCAAGGTAATAGAAGAATGTAGGCAAAGGAGTAGTAAATGACCCAACGAATATTAATAATGGGATTACCGGGCTCAGGTAAAACAACATTAGCAGTAGCTCTTAAAAAGTATTTAGAAGAAAATGGCGAGATTAGTTATGCTCGTGCTTTACAAGAGCATATTGGCGATTACAAGTGTCAAGTTAATTGGTTTAATGCTGATGACATCCGCCGCAAGTACAACGACTGGGACTTCAGTAATGATGGACGCATTCGTCAAAGTATCCGTATGTTCCAGTTCAGTATGGAAGCTGGTGGGGACTATGTTATTTGTGACTTCGTTGCGCCCTTGGTAGAGATGCGTAATAACTTCAAAGCTGACTGGACTATTTGGGTAGATACCATTCGAGAAGGTCGATACGAAGATACCAACAAGGTATTTGTTGAACCAGAACAATACGATTTCCGCATTCCGGAGCAGGACTGTGAAAAGTGGGCAGAGTTTATCGGTGAGCATATTATTGCCAATCGCCGACGTCCTACATTTGATTGGAAGAAGGAAACTGTACAGATGCTAGGCCGCTGGCAACCTTGGCACGAAGGACATCGTGCTTTATTTGAAAAATTAATTGCTCGCACAGGACAAGTTGTTATTCAAGTACGTGATGTACAAGGATGGCAAGGAAGTAATCCATTTGAAGTAGAAAAAGTTAAAAACTTTATCAAACGTGATTTAGATCCTATCTATCAAGGACAATACGAAATACAAGTAGTACCAAATATTGTACATATTGGGTGGGGTCGTGGGGTAGGATATACATCTGGAGAAGAAACTTTTGATGAATCTATAACATCAATTAGTGCTACCAAAATACGCAAGGAGTTAGGCCTTGAGTGATACTTCAGTTAGAAGTCTAGCCAAAGCAATTAGTTGGCGAGTAACTGGAACTTTGGATACATTTATAATAAGCTGGCTTATTACCGGGCAGGTATTACTAGCTAGCGGTATTGCGTTCACTGAAATAATAACCAAAATATTTTTATTTTGGATTCATGAACGTGTATGGAATAAAATAAAATGGGGTAATAAATGAGTTTAATAGCAAAACCAGTAATAGATAAACAGTTTTGGATCTTACAAGAAGATAATAATAAAATTGGCAATATTGAAGCTTGCGATGGCGGGTATCAAGTAAAAATTAACAATCAAGTTATAGCACAGTATAAAACAATTAAATTAGTTGAACGTAACATCAATGTACATTTTGAACCTGCAATTAAAATAGAAAAGAAAAAACCAGCATCTTATTCAGTACATGGATTCCCCACTACTAGTCGTGTAAATAATCCTATGTGGGACGTACCACAGAAGCTACCTGTCTATACTAAAACTAAAAAAAGTCGTAGTTGGCATGCCGCTGGGTGGTACACAGTTAAAAAAGGGCGCCACTGGGAAACTATGCAAGATCCAAAATTAATTTTACTACAAAGATACCCTTATAAGGGTCCGTTTCATACACCAGAGGAAGCAGAACCAAAATGACTAATCCATTTAGAGACAGCGACAAATTTATGACAGCTTGCGAACAAACTATTTCAGGCGTCAACGACGACCAGTTTAAATTGTATGCCAAATTAATTACAGAAGAATATGATGAGCTACAAGTAGCCATTGCTAATAAAGATGCTGTTGAAACTTTGGATGCTTTGGTAGATATTCTTGTTGTTACCATTGGAGCAATTAATTCCATGGGAGCAGACGGAGAAGGCGCTTGGCGAGAAGTAATGTCTACTAATTTTGCCAAGATTGATCGTCAGCTAGGAAAGGTCCGCCGCCGTGACGATGGCAAGATTCTGAAACCAGAAGGTTGGGAGCCACCCAAATTACAAAATTTCTTAAAGAGAGAACATTGAGCTTATATATAACCAAATTTATCGAAAGACTACGCGGTGCCGAAGCTAGGGGCGGCCGAGATTTCATCATGCCTTTGTCTGAAGCCAAAGGTGTACACGCTGATTTAACTGAGCTATTACTTGAGCTTAGAGCCCTGCAAACAGCCGCATTAAAGCCCCAACAGGACCAAGTTATCGAACTTAAAATCGAAGGTGGCGGGTTCAAATAAATGAAATATATAGGTATATTATGACTAAATAATATACTATGTCGAAACCGTTTAAACCTACCTGGTTGTACATTAAGCAACATAATACTACCGGTCTAAAATACTTTGGAAAAACTATACGGGATCCTAACAAATATTTAGGATCTGGCGTACACTGGCAGGCACATCTTAATAAACACGGTCTAGATGTTACTACCGTTTGGTGTCAGCTATTCGATAATAAAGAAACATTAGTCGAATACGCTTTAAAATTTTCTACAGAAAACAAAATTGTCGAGTCAGCAGAATGGGCTAACATTAAACCCGAAGATGGATTAATGGGAGGTAGTTACGGTACTGTAAAAGAGTCCACTAGACAAAAAATTAGAGAAAATAGTAAAAACTATAGACATACAGAGTCTAGTAAAGAAAAGATTCGAACTGCTAGAGCAAAACAAGCGCCTACTATGTTAGGAAAAAAGCATAGTGACGAAACAAAACAAAAAATAAAAGATGCTAGAGCTAAACAAATAATGGTTCCACGAAGTGAGGAATTCAAACAAAAAATATCGTTGCTCCACAAAGGTAAAAAGCGTTCTCCAGAAACTTGTAAAAAAATATCTGAAGCACGAAAAGAACTATTCAAAAGGAATTCTAAGTGAGTCGCCCTAAACCCACAATCCTAGCAGAACTTACAAACAAGCAAACATACAAAACTGAGCAAGTATTAGCTTCGGCTGGCGTATGGGCTGTTTATTTTGACGGTAAGCCTGTCAATTTAAAAACATCCAATATGTTAGTGCAATATCCTGGACCAAAATATAAAAAGGTGTCTTTTTCAAATCCAGGACATGCCATTAACCTTGCCAAAAAACTTAACACACAATTTAAAACTAACAAATTTAGTGTGGTGTTACTTAAACAAGGCGAACAAATATACCCTTGATATTACTGTGCGTAACAAACTCAAACTTACAGAACAATTAGTAAATCAACTCCCGGAAGAACAACGCATTAGCGTAGAATCAGCTAGAGTATCATGGTGGTATAATTTGCGTCCAACTGGCGGACTTAGATTAACTCAATTAGGTTGGTTTGCTTTAGCCGATACATTAGACCTTGAATTTTATGAATATCGCATTGATGATCCTATGAAGTTTAATCAGCATACAATACTAGACCTTGATAGAAAACTTCAAATGCCTTACTATATTATAACTACTAAAGGTGTACCAAAGTCTATTGTTTTTTTTGGTAGTAAAGAAGCAGTATTAGCTAATTTGTATGGTAGTCTAGAAAAATTTCTTGACAATTATAGCTAACGATGTTATACTTACAATGTAGTAAAGATGGCCCGGTAGCTTAAAAAGTAAAGCGTCGAACTCATAATTCGGGGAGTGTGGGTGCAAGTCCTACCCGGACCACCAAATGTCTTTAAGTAACAAGGCCTACCAGTACTAAATAGATTTATGGAACAGAACAAAAAACCAGTTGAACAGTATTATTACTCTGAAGAAGAGTGGAGCAGATTAGGTTGTGGTCCATTGCCAGCAATTCGGAACCGATCAATACTAAATATACCTACTAATGCTCAATTGAGTTTTAGAGTGGTTAGATATATTAAGTATCACGCTACGCTTGTTTATATCAAATTGGTTGACAAAATAGGTAAAATAGTAGTATAATAGTTTTTAATAAAGGAAGTAAAGTAACATGGCAACAGGTAAAGTAAAGTGGTTTAATGATGCAAAAGGGTTTGGATTTATTACCCCCGATGCTGGTGGTGAGGAATTGTTTGCACATTTTTCCGCAATTAGCACAAATGGTTTTAAGAGTTTAAAAGAGAATCAAGCGGTAACATTCGATGTAGTGGCAGGCCCTAAAGGCAAGCAAGCATCAAATATTCTTCCGCTGTAAAGTATAGATCTAAGTAAAAAACAAGAATACTTAGACAAAGGGTTTAGTAGTGGCAGGCTTAAAAAGAGTATGCCACAAAACAGAAATTCGTTGAAGGTAGAAGTATAGCGATCAAGACTCGGGTGCAACTCCCGAATGGTCCACCATAAGCATATTGCATAAAACCGGCTCACTCATCCGAGCGCAGGCAACCCAGTATGCTTTTGATGGGCCATAATTAGAATCGATTGGCGCTAAAGGGCTACTGGAGGATCGGCAATGTAGAAGCCGTTAGGACTGGGGAAGCCTGGTCGGAGAAACAAAACTCGTAAATGCAAACGCAAATACAGGCGAAGTAACTGTTTCAGGTAAGAACGTTAAGTTCTCTGCTCGTACAGCACAACGCCAAACTTTAGCAGTTTAATCACTGCTTTGAGCAACTATGCTTCGAAACAGGAAATAGTCGAAAACGGCACTTAATTGTGCCGTTTTTGTTGAATATTGCGGTGTTTTGTGTTATAATTTACTGAGTTACAGGAAATAACACTAAATATTATTCTCCGTAGTACAACTTTTAAAAGGAATCAAAATGAAAAAAGCAATCGTAGCATTAGCATTAGTAGCATTTACTGGTCTTGCATCAGC